GGTCACTTCTACCAGCAACGCGACCACTTGCGATATGCAGGACGGTACGAACTTCTCTCACACACTGACAGAGAACACCACGTTTACCTTTAGCAACCCGGCTTCAAGCGGTAAGGCATCTAGTTTTACTCTGGAGATCATACAGGACGCTAGTGCCTCCGGGTACACTGTGACATGGCCCGCCTCTGTTGACTGGGCTTCTGCTACTGCCCCGACACTGACAGCCACAGCCTCTGCCGTGGACTACTTTGTTTTCATCACGCACGATGGCGGTACTACTTGGTACGGCTTCACTGCTGGACAGGGAATGGCTTAATGAGCAGTTCTTCACGCAAAATGCTACAAGCCGCCGCTGGTGTTGGCGGTGACTTCTATGATTACAAGATAGAGAACTCATGTCGGTTTGATGGAAGTTCTGCGCTGACAAGAACACCATCCTCTAACGGCAGTGGTACAATTTGGACATTTAGCACTTGGATAAAGTTTGCTAATCCTGAAACTGCCTTTGATACTATTTTTGGTGCTGGCACAGCGGGTTCAGGATATTACTGGACTGGTATTTTTTACAGTAGTAGCGGTGTGTTAACGGCTTTTTATGATTACCCGTATCCCACACAGTACGCACTCCGACCTACCGCTAGATTACGCGACCCATCTGCTTGGTATCACATTGTTTGTGTCCACGACACAACACAGGCTACAGCATCAGATAGATATAAATTGTACTTAAATGGTGTACGCTATACTACTGGCTGGGATTTTACAGACTACCCACCACAAAACTATGTAAGTAACGTAAACAGCACATCAAAATTACACATGATTGGTGGCTACCCACAGTTTCCATCAAGTGACAGTACATATAGGTTAAACGGTTATCTGGCAGAAACTCACTTCTGTGATGGCACTGCCTATGACGCTTCATACTTTGGTGAATTCAAAAACGGTATCTGGGTTCCTAAAGAGCCGTCTGTAAGCTACGGCACAAATGGATTTTATTTTGATTATGCAGACTCAAGCAATTTAGGCAACGATGTATCTGGGAACAACAACGACTATACATCTATAGGGCTGACAAGTTCTGACCAGATGCTTGATACGCCTACGAATACATTTCCTACATTTGACCCTTTAACAATTTCTAGTGGCTATCGTTCAGTATTATCAAACGGTAATTTATACGCAGCACACCCTACTACGGGCGCTGGGATGGCACCAGCTACAATAGCATTCCCCAGCCAAGGTCTCTTTTGGTTGGAATGTCGTATAACAGGGACATCATCACCCCGATATAATATGACAGGGCTTTCAGATAAATATTATATTGATCCGTATGCCGATTCTTCAGCAAATGAATTTTACTGGAATCCTCAAGATGGTTACATCTATGTAGATAACTCGGCAACCGCTGTTCAGCCCGGCACCTATACATCCGGGGACATAATTGGGTATCTTGTTGATACAGATAATCAGCAAATAACTTTTTATAAAAACGGTACAAGCACTGGTGTAACATTTAACTTTAATGCAGCAGGTTGTCGTTTTTTTGCGTCTGATGGTACTAATTCTCCTGTATACACTTGGCAAAGTGAGGTTAATTTTGGTCAGGGCGGTACATATTCACGGGGTTATTCAGACGCTAACGACATAGGTAACTTCTACTATCAGCCGCCAACTGACGCATTAGCACTCTGCACAGCCAACCTCCCAGAACCCACTATCGGGCCGAATAGTGCTACAACGTCTGATGAGCATTTTGATACAGCACTCTACACAGGCAACGGTGGTACAACCACTGTAAGCAGTTTGAACTTTCAGCCAGACCTTACATGGATTAAGTCAAGAACATACGCAAGGTATCATGCTTTAGCAGATGTTCTAAGAGGCTCTACTAATTTCCTGACTTCAAATGAAACTAGTGCAGAGGACACGGTTGATTCAGGTAATGGAGTTGTATGGAACTCAACTGGGTTTGAAGTTGATGCGTCATCTGATTGGAACTCATTAAACGAATCTGGAGCAAATATAGTTGCATGGAACTGGAAAGGCAACGGCTCCGGTGTAACTAATAACGATGGCTCTATAACATCTACTGTCTCTGCTAATCAGGACGCAGGGTTTTCTATAATTAGTGCGACATCACCTGCAAGCGGTAACTTTACAGTTGGACATGGTTTAACACAGGCTCCAGAGTTTGTTGCTGTAAAAGATAGAAATAATGTTTTGTATTGGGCTGTATATCACTCAGCCGTTATGACTAGCGTAAGAAACTATATGGTTCTTAACGACACACGTGCTTTATCAACATCTGGAGGAGATATGTGGGGTAGTGCATTCCCTACATCTTCGGTTATCGGGCTTAGCGCAGGCAATGCTGCTGCGGCAAGTAGTCCTTTTATCTGCTATGCGTTCCACTCCGTTGAAGGTTTCAGCAAGTTCGGGAGCTTTAGCGGGAATGGCTTGTCAAATGATGGCCCCTTTGTCTACACAGGTTTCAGACCTGCTTTTTTGATGCTAAAGCGGACTGACTCAACAAGTAACTGGAGTATTATTGATGCAAAACGGAATACTTATAATGTTGTGACCAATTATTTAGACCCAAATGTGTCAGATGCAGAGCGTACTGACTTTAACTGGGCAGACTTTACTTCAAATGGGTTTAAGGTAATAGGTACAAACACAGCTTGGAATGTATCAGGCGGCACATACATCTACATGGCATTCGCAGAGAATCCTTTTAAATACGCAAACGCAAGGTAAACAACAATGAGATACTACGACATTACTAACTCTACTATTGTCAGCGAGAGACAGATTCTCAAGGCTAACCCGAACACCAGCTTTGCGTTGCCCTTATCTGATGCGGCTCTGGCTGACTTAAACATGGCTAAACTGCTGGAGGATGTACGTCCCAGCTACGATGCAGACACCCAGACTGTTATTGAGGGTGCTGTTGAGGAGCGCGATGGTTCCTATTACCAGACATATAGCGTCATTGACCGCAGTGCTGATGCCATAGAGAATGACCTGAAAAACAAAAAGGCTAATGTTCGCGCACAGCGTAACGCACGACTGGCTGACACTGACTGGGCTATGATGCCGGACTCCCCGCTTATTGATTACGACAAGGGCATAATGGCAAGCTACCGTGCTGCTTTGCGTGATGTACCGGCACAGGATGGGTTCCCGAACAACCCGCTACCTGAAGGCCCAGACCAGCAGCCGTATGATTCATGGACATACAACTCTGCCGACTTTGTCTGGGAAGCACCCCTGCCCAAGCCGGATGGTGAAGCTGTGTGGGATGAAGACGCGTATCAGGCCGACAATACAACTGGCTGGATAACCATCTAAAATGCCTGTAGCAGAGATGGCAATGCTCATCGGAGGAGCCACAAAAGCCTTCAACATGTGCAAGGCTGCTGTGAATGCTGGGCGCGATTTAGAGGACATGGGGGCGTATTTCGCCAAGTTTTTTGATGCCAAAACAGCAATTGAAGAAGCCGCGATTCACAATGAGAAAGGCAGTAAACTACTTCGGGGAAAGTCAGTAGAAGCTGAAGCAATGCAGATTATGCTGGCTCGGAAGAAGTATGCGGACATGGAAAAGCAGCTGCGCGAGTTGTGCATGTATACTGTAGGCCCGGAGTTTTATCAGGAGATGTTGCGAGAGCGTTCACGCATCAGGCAGCAGAGGCTTGCCAAAGCAAGAGAACAAGCAGAAAGAAACAGGCTTGTGCGTGATGGCACTATTTTGGCTGCTATAACGGGTTGCTTGGTGGCTTTGGTCGCTTGGTTCGTCAATACCATGCGTTAGCGATATGCCGAGACAACGCAAAAAGTTCCCAACAGACCCGACCTTTTTAGATGTTGCTGGAGCGACAGAAAGGCAAAGGGAATTTTATTTTCTGACGATGCAAGAGGGCAGTTGCTATGCTGCCGCTAAAAAGCTGGGGATTGCCCGCCAAAACGTATATTCCGACCTTCAAAAACTTCTCGTCCGGGCCGCACAGCGTGGCTGGACAGAGCATTCAGACAATACCCGGTTCGTTCCGCCGGGGCAGACGCTTGTCGGCCAGTCCACTCTCACGAAAGATGATGAAGGCAATACAGTCTGGATCAAGACCAAAGCTGAAGTTGAAGAAAGGCAGCAAGCCTTCAAAGCGTTCGTTGATGAACTTGCACTAACCATCAAACCCGCCAAAGCGAAGCCCAAGCCAAAGAAACAAAAATACGATCCTGATCTCCTGCCCACCATTATCATTGGTGATGCCCATATCGGTATGAAGGCAGATGGTAATCTGACCCGTGGCAGGGATTTTGATGTGAGCATTGCCACATCAGAGATTAAGGATGCAGTCACTTCACTGGTGGATTGCGCACCAGCAGCAAAGCATGGGCTGCTTGTCAATATCGGTGACTACAGCCACTCAGATAATTCCAATTCCACCACCACTCGTGGAACCCAAGTTGACATGGATACCCGATACGAGAATGTTTTGCGGTCAGCGGCTCACACCCTGATTTTCTCAATCGACAAGATGTTACAAAAGTTTGAAACGGTTCAGGTGGTTATAGCCCGTGGCAATCACGACTCAGATACGGCTATTGCTATCCAACTGTGCTTGGAGATGTATTGGTCAAAAGAGCCAAGAGTGAACATGGTTCCGCAGAAAGGGTTTTTCCATTATTTACAGTTTGGCAAGAACCTTTTGGGTATTCACCACGGAGACAAAGTGAAGGCTGAAAGGCTGGCAAACATTATGCCGAGAGATATGCCGAAAGCGTGGAGTGAAACCACGCACAGGTACTGGCTTGTTGGTCATTTCCATCATCAGGATGTGAAAGAGTGCGACAACGGGGTCATTACGGAGAAGCATGGATGTTTGGCACCCCCAGACGCATGGCATTCTGGTCAGGGCTATGGCTCCGCAAACGTGATGGATATGATTGTATATCGCCGGTCAGGCGGTAAGGCCATCACTCATACCTATGAGATCCCCCGCGAGTACCACGAAGTTGATTCCAAGATAGGTGATTGACCAGAATAACGGACAAAAGTAATCATATGGGGTAAAATGTGAAGGGTGTTGCCGATTTCATCTTGGCCATCATGAATTACTCCGGTGGAGAATATACACCCGCCGACATCGAGCGCATGATTATGTTAGTGGACGCTTACGAAGATGACCCCAAACTGCCCGAGTTCAAGTTAATAAACTTGCCGCCAAAAGATGTAGAGTACGAAGATGATTGACTATCAGATTCTATTTAATGCATCCGCCGCCGTAGCGTTTACTTTGGCGGGCTGGATCATACGGTCAGTGTTTGATGCAGTGGAAAAGCTAAAGGTGGACATTCTAGAATTAGAAAGGCAGATGCACAGCAAGTACGTGCAAAAGGATGATTACAAGGATGATGTGGCTGAGATTAAACAGATGTTGGCGGCAATTTTTAAGCGGCTGGAACAAAAACAGGATAAATGAAGATGGACAAGATCAAGCTGAAAGCGCTGGAAATCTTAGAAACCGTTGGGAAAAAGGTATACGGCGAATGCGATGCCTGCTTGGGCGCACTGATAATCGTGGTGTTCGTACTGTTCGTAACGATAACCGCGTTACTTGCCCATGGCATAGGGACAGGTGGCATTGGTGAAATTTGATAAATTAAAAGGCTTGATCGGGGGGATTGCACCTACGCTTGGTCAGGCTATGGCTGGGCCGCTGGGCAAATCAGCTGGCGACATTGTGGCCAAGGTGCTGGGTTGTGATCCTACGCCTCAAGCCATTGAGCAAAGTTTGCAGCAGATTACCCCAGAGCAGCTGGCCGCCATCAAAGCCGCCGAATCTGAGTTTTCGGCCAAGATGAAGGAACTTGATGTTGACCTTTTCAAGTTGGAAACGAAAGACAGGCAAGATGCCCGCAAGTATTTTGCCAAAGACCTGACTAGCAAAGCGATTGCTTTGTCGCTGGTTGCGGGGTTCTTGGCGTACATCTATCTGATTACCGTGGCTGACCCAGAAGACAACCCGATGGAAATTATCAATCTGATCTTGGGCTGGCTGGGCGCGCAGGTAAGCAGCATCATCAGCTTTTACTTTGGCAGTTCACACACACCCGAATAATGAGCAAACTAACTGACATGCTACGCCGACATGAGGGCGAAGTAAAAAATTCTGCTGGACGACATATTGTTTATACCTGCCCAGCAGGACACGCCACTATTGGTATTGGCAGAAACATTTCTGAGAGCGGTCTTGGTCTTAGCGATATTGAAGCGGAATTCATGCTTGAGGAAGATATAGCTCGCTGTGCGGCTGAGTTAGGCAGGGAGTTTCCTTTTTTCAGTGGGCTGGACGATGTACGCCGGGATGCCATGATTGACATCTGCTTCAACATCGGACTTCCCCGGCTGAAGGGTTTTGCGATGGCCCTTGGCGCTATGGCTAGTGAAGACTATGACACCGCATCCACTGAGTTCCTGCGCAGCAAGTGGGCCGATCAGGT